TAGTGGTATTAGACCAGCTCCATTTGCAATTGAATTTTATGGTAAGAGTTCACAAGGAAAAACTACGTGTTGTGACCAAATTATTGATGCTTTATTAATTAGTGCTGGATTAGACACTGATAAACAGAGGCGTGCTACAGTCAATGCTGGTGATAAATTTATGTCGAATTGGACGTCAGATAAATTAGTTATGATTGTAGATGATGTTGGGAACACGAAAGCAGATTTTGTTGAACAGTCACCTTTACGTTTATTGATTGATGTTGCTAATAATCAAATGGCTTATGCTGCAAAGGCAGATTTGTCAGACAAGGGAAAAGTATTTATTTCTCCTGAGATTTTAGCAGTTACAACAAACGTAAAGAATTTGAATGCTTATCAATATTCAGCTAATCCATATTCAGTACAGCGTAGGTTTATTTGTATTACAGTAGAAGTACATCCTGATTTTAGGAATTGCAATGGGACATTGGATTCTGAGAAAGTTAAGGAGTACCAAATGCGTGAGAATCCACAATTTGATGATATTTGGCAATTGACAATCGAAGAAGCTGTCAAACCACATGAAGAAACATCTATAGCAACTTATCGCAAGATATTTTGGAATGGACAGTTTTTAGATAAAATTAATTTTCAGACTGCATTGAATTATTTGATTGAAAATTTTCATAAACACAGAGATATTCAGCATCATTTAGTTGATACGGCGCGTGCGCGTCAGAAGAAGCTGAATCTTTGTGGTATTGATGGTTGCAAACAAATTAGTGGATTTTGTATTCATCACAAGAAGTTGGATGCGCATTTTGGACTTTTACCCAGTATTACAAGTAGTTTTGGATTTTTAGGAAGTTCTTTAATAAATGATTTTAGACATGTTATGCATGATTTTGACTCCTTGAGTGGAAAATTATTGCGTTTTTATGGTAGATCTTTAATGAAGAAACATTCTTTTTATCCATTAATACCTACAGATTGGCTTAGTAATAGGTATGTTCGGCAGTTATTGATGCTTATTGATAATAGACGTTTTAAGCAATTAGCATTTAGATACTTAATTGTAACGGCTTTTTGTATCATTTCATTTTTTATAGTTTATATGTTTGCATTTTTAGTGAATGGAATGACGCCGTTTTTGGTATTACAATGTTATTGGCTTTATTAGTTTATATTAGGATTTGCTCTTTTAATGAGTGTGTTAAACAATCTTTTATTGAATCTGTATACAGACGGAATGCTATTTCACCAATGCTTGATGAGTATAGAAATATATTGGTCAAAGGAGCTATTGGTGTTAGTGTTTCGTATGCAGCTGTGTATGGAATTGTTAAGATTTTGCGCACTTTTAAGAAAGAGTTGAAGCCTATATTGAGTCAAGGATCATTAGCTCCGACAACTATTGAAGAAGTTCAACAACGAGATTCCGAGGAGAGTCCATGGTGTGATATTGTTAAGAGGCATCTACCAATTTGTAAGAAAGCACAAACATCTACCTGTAGTGATTTAACTAATAATGTATTAAAGAATTTGACATGTTAAAATTACAGGACCAGATGGAAAGGCTTATTTTGCAAATTCGCTGTTTTTACGTTCAAATGTTGCTGTAATACCGAAGCATTATTTTGATCGTATTGGTGATAGCCTTTTGTGTGAATTTAGGAAGAAATTACCTAAGCAAAATGGAGGTAAGTTCTTTGCTGAAATTGACTTGAAATATTCATATCATGTGCCACTTACAGATTTAGTTATTTGTTATGTTAGCTCTGGAGGTTCTTTCAAGGATTTAACTGATTATTTTCCCACTGATACTATGCGTGCTGTGCCATTTAAGTGGTTATGGCGCGATGAGACAGGGGAAATTACAGATAGTGTAGGAAGAACACATCCAGAGAGAGTTAAGACAACAAACTTTTATTATGATGGTGGTACGTATGATTTAACAATTCCAACAAAATTTGGACATTGTGGAGCACCTTTGGTATCAAACACGCGAGGAAATTGTATTGTAGGATTCCATTTAGGTGGAGTTACAGGTACACCTCGTGGTGGATATGGTATTTTAAAGAGACAACAAATTCTTGAAGCTTTGGAAGTTATTAGCAAACAAGAAGGTGTTGTTTTGACAGGTACAGCTGAGAGATTTGAAACAGAAGTGCTTGGAAAGCAAGTACTAGATGAACAAGCTGCATTGCCTGTTAAGAGTGCTCTTAATTATATGCCTGAGGAATCCCAAGTTGAGTATTATGGACGCTGTGGTCCATCATCCACTTTTAAGAGTGATGTTGCAAAATTGCCAATTTCAGATACGATAGCAGAAATATGTGGATCGCCTAATATATATAGGGGTCCAGTTGAAAGTCCTGCTTGGTTTGGCTGGCAAAAATGTTTGGCAGGCATGTCACACCCTGCTTTACCTTTTAAGCAACATACACTTGCTAAAGCCATATTGGATTATAAGTTACCATTAATTAAGATAATTAGGGACACAATGTGGAAAGATTGTGCACCTTTGACACTGGAAGAAAATATGAATGGAATTCCAGGTAAAAGATTTATTGATGGTATTAAAATGGACACAGCAATTGGGTTTCCTTTGACAGGAAAGAAGAAGTCTTTCCTAGCAAAGGAAGAAGTGACTGTAGATGGGTTAGTTAAACGTGAATTTACTAAGGAAATATATGATGAGATAGATCGTTGCGAGAATTGTTATAGGGCAGGCCAGAGGGCTTACCCCATTGCAAAAGCTTGCAAGAAAGATGAAGTTTTAGCAAAAGAGAAATGTCGCATCTTTTACGGAAACGCTATTTCATTAACATATTTAATTAGGAAGTATTATTTACCCATCTTACGTGTGTTGCAGATGAATCCTCTAATTTCAGAATGTGCTGTTGGCATTAATTGTCATGGCCCTGAATGGGAGGAGATGCATAATCACGTATTGAAGCATGGAAAGGATAGAATAATTGGTGGTGATTATGGTAGTTACGACCAGAAAATTCCTTCCCAATTGCTTATTGCAGCACTGAGGATTCTTATCGATTTGGC